CGAATCTGTCTATGCCGGTGGCAATTCAAGTACCGCTGTAACTCTAGATGAAACCGACGGTAATGTACAGACCTTCACTATGACAGGAAACTGTACCTTCACAATGCCGTCTGGTTCTGGATTACAAGCGGGTACATCAATGACGTTAATTCTAACTCAGGATGGTACTGGTTCTCGTACTGGCGCATTCACTTCAGTATTGTGGGCTGGCGGTACAGCACCCACGCTCACCACGACAGCGACAACTGGGATAGATATTCTGACTTTCTACACATTTAACGGTGGTGCATCTCCTGTGTGGTATGGATTCACCTCCGGCGCGGATATGTCATAATGGTTCCTCTAGGTGCGAGTAAATTGGGTCTTATGGGTGCTGGGGTCGGTTATATTGTGGCGACTGGCGGAACAATAACTACCGATGGTGATTACAAGATTCACTCATTTACTTCATCCGGTACATTTGAAGTTACGGAAAATTCAGGCGAAGTCCAGTATTTAGTGATTGCTGGAGGCGGAGGCGGTGGCTGGAACAGAGGTGGCGGCGGTGGTGCCGGGGGTTATCGGACTGCAGAGGGATTTTCTGTTAGCGTACAAGAATATACGGTCACGATTGGAGCAGGTGGGAGTGGCGGTACTAGTATGAACAGAGGTGGTAACGGCGCAGATAGTGTATTTTCTTCAATCACTTCCATTGGCGGGGGTGGCGGTGGTTGTCACGCAAGCACCTCAACTGGCCTGGCTGGGGGATCGGGTGGTGGCGGTGGCGGTTCATCTTCTGGTGGCGCTGGAACAGCCGGCCAAGGAAACGCTGGTGGTGGTGGGGACCATGCACACAGCGCTGGTGGTGGTGGTGGTAAAAATGCTGCTGGGACAGCAGGTTCTGGAACTACAGGTGGTGCGGGGGGTGATGGCCTTGCTTCATCAATTACTGGCTCTGCTGTAACCAGAGCAGGCGGCGGTGGTGGTGGAACCTATACCGGTACTGCTGGGTCTGGTGGTTCTGGTGGAGGTGGCAATGGAAGTCAAAGTTCTGGGACTGGTGGGGTAGGAACAAATGGCCTTGGCGGAGGTGGTGGTGGTGGTAGTGATCCTTCGTCACCTTACAATGGTGGTGCTGGTGGTTCGGGTATTGTAATAATCAGATATCAGTATCAATAGAGAATAAATATGAGTTATTTTGCCAAAATAGAAGATGGAATTGTCACGCAAGTGATCGTTGCCGAACAGGATTTCATGGACTTAGGTCGTCTACCAGGCCAGTGGTTACAGACCTCATACAATACTAGAGGCGGCGTTCACTATAAACCCAATAGTGATGAATCTGACGGAGGTGTTGCTCTCCGCATGAATTATGCTGGGATAGGATATTCTTACGATGAAGATCGTGATGCCTTTATGGAAGCAAAACCTTATGATAGTTGGTTGCTTGATGAGCAGACTTGCACGTGGGAAGCACCAGTACCTTACCCAAATGACGATAACACGTATAAATGGAACGAAGAAACACAAACATGGGATTTGGTTGAAGACCCACTCATTTATTAAGGTAGCGTGAATGGCAATAACATCATGGACGGCTGCTGGTGGTGATTGGGAAGACTCGCAATATGAACGTGCGTGGGATGGCCCTGCTATTGCTCCAGCAAAAGGAGATTTAACTCTTAGTTCTACCGCTCCTGCTGGTAAACTTGATTTTTTTGCTTCACCCGGTGTTGCCAATCTTGAAATAATACAATCTTATGAGTGGGATCAGTTAACAAGTTCTTGGGTTAATTCTACTGGTGATTGGAGTAGTGGCCCTATTCCTCAGATGGCTGTTGGTTCTAGTATATCCCCAGATAAGTCAGACCTCACATTTACAGCTTACTCTCCAGATATTGGGAGAATGTATAAATTTGTAGTAAGCGCTTCAACGCTTACCCTAACAGGTAAAGTGCCAGCTAATGGGGAAGGGTTTGTAATTTCTCCTGACAACGCCTCTATTGAAATAGTTCAGACGTATAGTTGGACTAACTATGGTGGGACATGGGCTAACTCCTCTGATAATTGGGATGTTGCACCCTTTGTACCAACCGCCGTAGAGACAGGCCAGAATCAACCAGATGCTGGTTCGCTTACTATTACAGGACAAGCGCCTGATTGGAGCCTTTCTCAACTTTGGTATGTTCCTTCTGGAAGTATGACCTTAACTGGATTTCTTCCGACCTCGGTTAGGGGTCATAAGTTTATTCCCGATAATGCTGATTTAACTGGATTAGGATTTACTTCATGGGATGGTACTTCTGGAGACTGGGCAAGTAGTGTAGATAACTGGGGCGAAGGCGTGGAAACGCCGCCTTGGAATGCTGTCACAGGTGATTGGGCAAGCAGTCAAGATACATGGGCAGAAGGATCGCTTATTCCTTTGGTAGGGGTTACTTATACATTCACTATAGATGCGGCAGGAAATCTTGTATTTACTCCATATGATTTATCGTGGCCACAGATTGGGCAACCTAAATATATATCAGAGATAATAATTATATGAGCAAGAAAAATACAACCCTTAGTAAGAAAGATACGACTTTTAGCTGGAGCAACCTTTGTTATAAGACTGACCCTGAGTTAAAAGAGCCAGTAAAAACGTATGTTTTTAATAATGGCCAAAGAGTATTTTATGGTCTAAGCAAGAAAGAAAAAAGGAAAGGATGAGATGTCTTTTGATATAGAAAAAGCAAACATATTTTCTTTAAAGGATCAAACATTAGCAAAAAATGTTGCAGAGATTTTAGAGAAAAAATACCCTGGTTGGTTTTGGGCCGTGAATGTTATGGATGGAGTTGTTGCTGTTAAGTCACTAAGACTATCTGGCAATTGGGGCTTTGTTATTCATGCCGATAAAATAGATAATGATTATAAATTAGTCGTTATGGCTGGTGGAGAGATATTAGAAAGATTCAAACAGCAGAGAGGCAAGTTTAATAACACCTTGTATAATGATTTAAATATGAGCAGGACAGGACAACTTGACGGAGACTACGCTGCATGAGCTTAACTAATCCACAGCCTCCTACAGAGGGATCAGAGGTTTTAAACGTAGATGATGACGAGTCTCTTCGTGAAGACTCTTGGCTTAGGATGGCTAGGCAAGCATATGAGGATTCTTCTGAATGGGTGGACGCTAATTTAAGAGGGCAATGGGAAAAAAGCCTTTCTTTATTTAATAGCAATCACCCGCCTGGGTCTAAGTATAATACTAATGCTTATGAAAAAAGGTCTAAATTTTTTAGGCCAAAAACTAGGACTGCAGTAAGGAATCTTCAGTCTGCAATGAATGTAGCATTTTTTACTAATGAGGATGTTGTAAGCGTAAAGTCTAGAAATCCTAACGATCCAATGCAGGCAGCTGCTGCTGTAGTTTCTCAATCTGTTTTACAGTACAGACTAACAAATACTATTCCTTGGTTTCAAACAATGTCGGCGGCTCTTCAGGATGCAGCGGTTCAGGGATTGTGTGTAAGTCATCAATATTGGGATTATGAAGAAAGAGACGAGACTTATATTGAAGTTGGCCGTGATAACAAACCAGTAATAGACTATGAAGGAAATGAAAAAACAAGAAGCCAGGTAACCTCTATAAGAGATAAGCCTGTCATAGAAATTATTTCTCCAGAAAATCTAAGGATTGATCCAGCTTCCGATTGGGCTGACCCAATAGAAAGTAGCCCATACGTAATACATCTTATTCCTATGTACTTGCAAGACATAAGACAGAAAATGGATTCTGGGGAATGGAACGAGTTAAGTGATGGTGAGTTGCTAACCACTACTAGCGATGAGGATGATAATACCACAAAGCTAGTAAGGGATGAGCCGAGAGAAGACCCGCTTGATAATGATGCTGGATATGGTGAGGTTCAGGATTATAAAATAGTCTGGGTTCATAAAAACATAGTTAGAAAGGAAGGGGAAGACTGGTGTTATTTTACAGCAGGAGTTAGCTATATGCTAACTGATCCAATTCCACTCCAAGAAATGTATCCTTGGTTGAGGAGCGGAGAAAGGCCATACGTAATGGGATACGCTAATATAGAAGCGCATAAGATTTATCCAGCTGGTACGGTTGAACTAACACAAGAACTTCAAGCTGCGGCTAATGATATATGGAACCAAAGATTTGACAATGTTAAGCTAGCTCTTAATAAAAGATACCATATAAGGCGTGATAGGAATATAGATTTGGACGCTTTGTTTAGGTCCGTTCCTGGTGGCGCGGTAGAGATGGATGATCCAGACCAAGACGTAAGAATTATAGAAACTAGAGATGTTACTGGTTCTGCGTATGCGGAACAAGATAGAATTAATATGGACTTTGATGAGTTACAGGGTAACTTTTCTACATCTACAATTCAAGCTTCTAGATCATTAAACGAAACTGTTGGCGGTATGTCTCTTCTAGCAAACAGCACAGGAAGTGTGATAGAATATGTGCTAAGGACGTTTTCTGAAACATGGGTGGAGAAGGTTCTTAAGCAAATGCTTAGACTTGAGCAATACTACGAGACCGATCAGGTAATATTAGGAATTGCTGGTGAGGCTGCCCTAGAAATAAATGAACAAATGAAGGATGTTTCGGTAGACGATCTTCTTAAGTATGAAGTTTTACTGAAGGTTAATGTGGGTATAAATGCCACCGATCCATTAAAGAAGGTTCAGAACTTAATGATGGGCCTACAGACTTTGGCAGCTTTCCCAGGTATTGCGGAAAGAATTAATATACAAGAGGTTACTAAAGAAGTTTTTGGTCAACTTGGTTACAAAGATGGTGATAGGTTCATATCGTTTGAAGGTGATCCTGCTGTAGCAGAGATGCAAGCCCAGTTAGATGAGATGCAGGGAATCATTGAGAGCGAGCAGATGAAGCTTGAGAATAGAATTCAGATTGAGCAGATGAAGCAACAAGGTAATCTAGAAGCAATGAACATGAAGACTGGGGCAGAGATTCGTAAGAAAGAAATAGATGCCCAGCTTCAGTATATAGATTTACAACTTAAACAAGAAGACGTAGCAACTAGGAGAGCTGAGTTAATGTTACAAAGAGAGGCGCTTATTAATCAGATAGCTGATGAAGAAATTAATAGGCAAGAGGAAATGTTAGATGAGGGACCTGTAGGTGTTATGGCCAGGAATGACTATAATAAGATACCCTACGCTGTGGGATGAGTATAGTGGAGTGGCCTCTTCAAGAGGTTAATATTACAGAAAGCGTTTGCAAGAGTTGCGCTATATGCTGCGAGATAGAGCTCAAGCCTAATTGGAAAGAACCTAGGCAGATGGAGTGGTTACGGGCTATAGTAGGAAAGCATGATCATATTAAAGATACTGCAAAAGGAATAAGGATTCGGTGCTCTCATATAGAAGGTAATGATGAAATTGGATATAAATGTGGAATTTACAATGAAAGACCACAGCTGTGCAGAGACTTTAATTGTGTTAGCTGGGCTAAAGTAAGCAACGATTTAGAGCAGTATAATAAAGTTATTAAAAAACTAGGGATGCCATAATGGACTACTATGATCCATCCGAAGTAGGGATAGATGATTTAGTAAAAAGAATAAGAGTAGGCAGGGACACTAGAGAGTTTCTTAATACGTCAATTGGTCAAGCTATTTTAGAAAAAGCCACCAATGAATATAAGGAAGGAATTAGAGAGTTACAAAAGATGTCTGAAACTAGGTGGAGTCTTTCTGCAGAAAAAGAGATTTTAATGTATAGGGGGATTAGTGATAAATTATCTTCTCCCATAAATATACTAAGGTGGTTAACCTCTGTAATTTCAACCGGAGAAAATGCAGAGATTATTTCAAGATATAAAACTTCCGGTGAATTAGAACCATAGGAACATAAAATGGAAAACGCTACCCAGACGGATGCGTTAGAAGAGGTCAAAGAAACTTCTGAAGACGCGCCTGTAGAAGAGAATAATTTAAATCCTTCTAATAGACAAAAGGCTTTAGAAGAAATTTATGACCGAAGGAGTAAAGAGATTATTGAAGAGGACCTTGCACTTGAAGAGTCCGAAGAAGAAGCACCAGATTCTCCTGTCTGGCACGATGGGGAAGGTTGGAAGACTAGGATTAAAGTTGATGGTGAGGAGATTGAAGTAGATTTCAATTCTTTAAAAACATCGCATCAAAAAGATAAAGCCTCCCAACAAAGATTTGAAGCTGCATCTGCTAAAGAGAGAGCTCTTTTGGCTAGAGAACAGCAGATAAATCAATATGTGCAAAAATTAAATAGCAGGCCACCCCAAGAGGACGCCTCTACTGAAAATGAAGCAGGTGATATGGACGACATAGTTGAAAAATATCACAGTGCTTTATTTGAAGATGATGCTGCTGAAGCAGCTCGTCTATTAAAAACCTTGTCAAATAGTGGGCGCGGTAACGCTACCCAAAATGTAGAAGAGGTTGTGCATAGGGCAATAGCGTCCTATGACCAGAGTAAAAAAGCAGAAGTTCAAAAGCAAAAGCAGTTTGTTTATCAGAAAAGTCTTGAGGAAGCGGTTAGGTCCTTTGAAGATGAGTATCCTGATATAGCAGAATCGCCAGAGCTTAGGACTGTAGCTGATAATAAAACGGTTACCCTAACACAGGAGAATCCTGATTGGACACCGGCTGAAATTATAAAAGCTGCTGCTGAGTATACTCGTGAATGGGCTGGAACTATGCCTAATTCAAATGGTAGGTTGAAGCGCAAAAAGAAAATTGTGCAACAACCAAAATCTGCGAGGGCTTCTGCCAATATAGGTTCTGATCAAGTTCCTATGTCACCTTCTGAAATAGTTCAGGAGATGAGAAAGGCTAGAGGCCAATTATTATAACTTCTATAGGAGGTAATTATGGCTGGACAAGTATGGTCAGTTAGCACCTCTGGTGGTTATATGTATGCCGACAATCTGAGCCGCCTGTTACGTATGGCAGTTCAGCCGATGGTTAAGTTCCGTCAGTTCTGCGATGTAAAAGACGCAGCGCACCAGGGACTTCACCGAGGTGATACATTCCATTGGAACGTGTACAGTGATGTGGCTACCCAAGGTACTACTCTCACTGAAACCAATACAGTCCCCGAAACCTCATTCACTATCTCTCAGGGAACAATGACGATCACGGAAGCGGGTAACTCTGTACCGTGGACGGGCAAGTTAGACGATCTCTCTGAGCAGCCGGTGGCTGAGGTGGTACGGAAAGTATTGAAGAACGATGCCAAGAAGGCATTCGATAATCTAGCAGCTACACAGTTTAATGCATGTAAGCTACGAGTTGTTCCCGAGAGTGGGACCAGCACGACAGCTCTCACGACTACGACTAACGGTGTATGCGCTGTTAATAATAACGTTGCTTTAGCTAAAGAGCATGTTAAGCTTATTGTTGATTATATGAAAGAACGTAACATCCCGGCATATGCTGATGATGACTATTACGCTCTAGCATGGCCGTCAACATGGCGAGCTCTGAAAGACGACTTAGAGGCAATCAAGCAGTATGTTGATCCTGGTTTTCAGATGATTATGAATGGCGAAATTGGTCGTTACGAAGGCGTTAGATTCGTAGAACAAACTCACATCGCTAAGGGTACTGGCATGGGCACTGCTGCCGCTGCTTGGACCAATGGCAAATCTGATTGGGCTTTGTTCTTTGGCGAGGATACTGTTGCTGAAGCTATTGCGGTTCCTGAAGAAATTCGCGGGAAAATTCCTGGGGACTTCGGGAGGGACCGTGGCGTGGCGTGGTATTATCTTGGCGGATTTGGCATTACTCACACACAAGCAGCCCAGTCACGTATAGTGATGTGGGACAGCGCAGCTTAAGGAGATATTATTATGAGTTATAGTGACCCAAGAACATATATCTACCAAGATACAGTGGAAACTGATTTCGCTGCTGGCACTGGTACTGCGTGGAGTTTTAAAGGTCCAAGTGGTAAACAGGGTAGTTTGAAAAACATCGGAGTGCATGTAACTGAAACT